CGCCAAGCTCAGATGATCGACGTAGCCCCCGGAGAGAGCCTCATGGCCGCCTCCAAGGCAAAGTCGCTCACCGAGCTGAAAACTGATATCGAAACGATTATCGGTTCTGGCGCTTCTCAAGTAGCTGGGTCCGGCTCAGTAGCCGCTAAGTCGCAAGGCTTGGGCATCTGGTCCGATCCTTCTGCCGCAGTTGCCGACGTTCCCGCGAGCGTATTGTCCGTTTCCGGTTCACGCTTCAACTACAGTACACCGGGAGCAATGACCGAAGCGAATTTCCGCTCGGTTCTTCAGGCCGTTTACGAAGCATCCGGATCGAAGACCGACTATCGTTTATTCGCCGGCCCGGCCATCGTGAACGCGATTTCGGACATGTCCAGAGCCAACGCTAATTCTGCGGCTTTCAACCAAGAAGTAGGCGGAGGTCGATTGACTCTCAGCATTACCGAATACCAGTCTGACTACGGAACCGTCAAGGTAATACCTGACCTCTTCTTGGGACGCGAGGTAGGTTCTGCCATCACTTCGTCTTCGACTGCGAATCCTAGCCTCATTACGACTCCGGCGGTTCACGGGCTTACGACCGGTGACACTGTTACCATCAGCGGAGTGACTGGAAATAATGCGATTAACGGCACGTTTGTGGTAACAGTAGTATCTACAACGACGTTTACCTTAGACGGCCAAACCGGGGCTGCCGGAGCTGGAACAGGCGGACTCTGGACCAGAGGGTACAACACTGACGATGGCGTCCTCAACTCGAATCGAGCCTACTTGATTCCGGGCGACGACACGGTCAGCTTGAAATTCCTCGAAGGCATCACCACTCAGAATTTGCCAGACTTGGCAGCAGGTCCGAGGGCATTCGTAGAAGCAATGATTTCACTTTGCGTGACTAACCCTCGCGCACTTGGTTCGATCATATAGTTCATAGTTTAGGGATGGGTTTACGGGGGCCGGCTTTGGGGAAGGCCGGCCCCCTTTTCTTTAACAAACAAACAATCGGAATGAGCGTTAATATCATAGTAAAAAAAGGTTCTAGCGGAAGGGTCAGCGATGGGGAAGTTGCCGAGTCACTGGCCAAGCGAGTGGATCGCGAGCAGGCTGCCGAAAAGGCGGGCTACAAAGACCGCATGAGACGCATTCGAGCCAACGCCGACAAGAACCTGAAAGCAGGCGGAGGGCTACGGCCAACCGCCGTCTACGACATGGCAACTTTGATTCGCCATGAGCAGCAGAATCCGGGGTGTACCTCGGATGCAACATACATGCGTGAATTTCGCCGGGACAATCCGGAATGTAATCTTAGATGAGGACAGTCGGCTACAATGCTTTCAAGGACAGGTTCGCCTCCGCTATAGGAGTGGACACGCTTCTTACTGCCGAGGAGACGGCCCTGAAGCGTAGCTTGACCGACAGAGTTCGCGGAGCGTGGATACGATCCAAATGGCCCGAACTGATAAACATAGTAACTAAGCCCGTAGCCGCAGTTTCGTCTGCTACTTTAAAGGCCGACAGGGCAGTCCAGATCGACAACGCTTCCGACCTTTTCGACGTCTACGCAGTCTGGGACAAAGTCCCTTGGGAGGATGACACGGCTCGCCAAATTAGTTATAGTTTAATCGGGGGCTACTTGGTTCTGCCCGCAGACACTTCTGAAACGACTGTCTACGTAGTTGGATCGCAAGTGCCAAGCGACGACTACGGCGGCTCGGAAACAAACATTCCGCAATTCCTCGAACGGCATCTTTTAGCCGCCTGCATTGCCGACCACTATAGGGCCGAAGCTCAAAACGAGAAGAGCAATCTGGAAGACGCCAAGGCAGAAGAATATTTGATGCAGGAGATCGACCGAGTCGAACGCCTCCAGCAACAGAATCGAATCGTCATCAATTCCTATCCGGCCCTCTGGCCAACACCTTTAATCACACAAACCACGGTTTAAATCATGGGACAAGTAAACGTAGTAAATCTTAGCGGGGCCGGCGGCTCCAAGTACATAACGACGGCAGGCCCGCACACAGGCGACTTTTATGCCATTCAGTTCGTAGCGGATAGCGTAATAACTGCCATGACCGGCAACATGGAAGGCTCCGCCGATCTTGTTTCGGACGCCGTTACGTTCTCTAAAGGGGATGTAATTTATGGCTCGTATTCTAGTCTGACTTTCTCGGCGGCTTCGCAAGCAATTCTATACAAACGGTAATGCCTATAGCCGGAATATCGCAGGGACTCGGCCTTGGCGGAGGAGCCACGGCCACGATTAGCGGCGCGCCGGGAGGTGGTGGAGGTGGTTTTACCAACTCGGCATCCGTTGATTTTGATGGCGTAGACGACTACATGAGCGTGGCGGCAAACGCCTCACTAGACACTACTGGCGATTGGAGTTTTAGTTGCTGGCTCTACGCAGACGACCTAAGTGCCTACGAAGCAATTGCGGCGAAACGGACTGGTGGAAATAATTGGCAGTTCGCAATCAGTAGCTCAAAGCTAGCCCTCTATTTACCGTGGGGGACGGATACCCTCGGCAGCACTACTCTGAGTACTGGTCAATGGTATCACATCGCGTTCACAGTGGAAGTGGGGGAGTCGGATGGCATAAAGCTGTACGTTAACGGAAGTGCTGAATCCAACACTGGAAACGCCACTTCTAGTGGTAACAGTGGGAATTACGGATTTACATTCGCCGACAACACTAAAAATCGTTGGTGGGACGGCAAAATTGACGAGATCGCCATGTTCCACAGCGCGTTATCCGCTTCGGACATTTCGGACATTTACAACTCCGGCGAACCAGCCTCTCTCTCATCCTATTCGCCTGTCGGCTGGTGGCGAATGGGAGACGGGACTGAAGCTGAAAGCGGAACTACCATTTACGATATGAGCGATAACTCTAATAACGGAACGTTAACCAACGGGCCGACATACTCATCTAGCGTTCCGTCATAATGAAATACGTAATACTAGATGCTGACGAAGTTGGAGACATCGTGTTCTCTGATGTAGAGGAAACGGCGCAATCCACACTCCGCTACAACCTCGCGGAAACTCAATTCGTATTAAAGTACGAAGGCGCTAAGCCGCGATTCCTTTACGGCAAAGACACTTATACTCATTCTGAAATTTTAACAATCATGGCGACGTCAGCATGGACTCCTGATGAGGACTAGCCTCTTAGCCATGTTACTCATGCTCACAGGATGCTCTCGAACTGGCTTTTACGCCCCACTCGGCGCGACTGTCGGCGGGGCCGTAGGCTCGGTTGGCGGCCCGGTGGTCGGTGGAGGCGGCGCTTTACTCGGCTGGTCGGTCGGCAAAGGAGCTGCTCTAGTAGAGGAAAACAAGAATTTAGTTAGTACCGTAGATGCCTTGAGCCGTGGCGACGTTTCAGCGATTGTCTCGGCCCAAATGAAAGGCCAGCAGAGTTCTTTCGAGAAGGCGATGGACACTATCTGGCTGGCTCTGAAAGTGGCGGCATTCGTAGTCCTCGGATTTTTGACAATACCTCTTTTCATAACCCGGTCGAACTCGAAGAAAATAAAGAAAATTTGCGATAAACATGACAAAGCTACTTGAGATTTTTAACGGCCTTTCCAAAAAAGGCAAAATACTAACCGGCTTCGCCCTGTTCATAGTGGCCGTGGCCATAATCGAACTATTCAGCGGATGCTCGAACGTCGAAGCAGTCAAAACGTGGAGCTTCTGACGGATCGATCGATATGGGGCGGCATAGGCGGCCTCGTAACTGCTACGGGCCTCGCCCAGTGGAGTCATCTGGCAAGCCTGCTAGCCGCCTGCTGCACGATAGTTTTCATGTGCATTCGGATTTTCCAAGTGCTAAAAAATAAGTGAGTACTTCTACCACATTGATTCGGAAAGGCCGAGTGTTCGTAAAAACGGACGGCGGCCAACCCGTAGCAATTGGTCAGGATGCCGCCGGCACGGGAAGCGTCAAAGCGTCAAGACTCCCCGATCTGTACAACCAGACCGAGGTCGATGCGCAGGCTACTACCATTTCCTCCGCCGAAATCGAAGCTCTCGACCTCGGGACTGCGTCGAAATCCTCGACTACCGATTTCGCGACTGCCGCCCAAGGCACAACGGCAGACGGCTCGCTCCAGAAAACCAGTAATCTTTCCGACCTGTCGTCGGCTTCGACTGCCCGGACCCACCTCGGGCTAGGATCGGCTGCAACTGCCGCGACCGGCGACTTCGCAACTGCGGCTCAAGGATCGAAGGCGGATACGGCCCTGCAAGCCGCCAACAACCTTTCGGACCTCGCGGCATCATCGACTGCCAGAACGAATCTCGGCCTCGGGACAATCGCCACTCAGGCCGCGAATAGCGTGGCCCTGACCGGCGGAACAATATCCGGAACGATAATGACGCTTCCGACCTACACAGTTTCGTCCGCCCCCTCGGCATCGCCTGCCGGGCAAATCATTTTCGTGAGCGATGGAAATTCCGGAGCGGCGACAGTAGCAGTTTCGGACGGCTCGAATTTTAAAATAGTGGCCCTCGGGGCGACAATAACGACTTAAAAAATGGCGAATACCAAAATCTCAGACCTTTCCGCATTGAGCGAAAAACCGGCGACTGGCGACGTCCTACCCATCGTCGACGTTTCGGGAACGCCCACGACGAAAAAAATCACCGTGGCCAATTTATTCAAATCCGACCTCGTCGGCAACGTAACGGGGAATGTTACGGGCGACGTAACGGGCAACGTAACGGGCAACACTTCCGGCACTGCCGCCACAGTAACTACCGCCGCCCAGCCCACGATCACTTCGCTGGGGACTCTTACCTCTTTGACGATAGCATCCGCCGCGCCGGCGAACGCAACAGCGCCGGGAACAGCCGGCACTATCGCATGGGAAGCGGGCTTCCTTTATGTCTGCACGAGTGCCAACGTTTGGCAGCGCGTTGTGATCGCAACATTCTAAAATGAGAAAGTTTCGCCAACTAGGAAAACTGGATTCTCCCATGCGGGAGGTCGGCGATGCTTTAGTTCGTGGCATAATGTCCCGCGAGGACTCGGCCCTGCTTCCGACCGGATTCGTAGCGGACGCCAAGAACGTCCGAATGGATGACGGCACGGCCACTACTCGAAACGGCTACGTTCAGAAAGTGTCGCTCGGGGCGACTACTTACTCGGTTAATTACTTCGGCGGGATTGGCTCGGACCGCTCGAACAACGCCGCTCTTTTTCAGGTAAAATCGATGGAACTCTGGGACGGCTCCGGCACTTCGACCGTCCGCTTCGATGAAGGCTTTATTTTAGCGGAAGGCGGCGCAACGGCGTCCGACGTCATCTCGACTGAATCCGGAAACACTTTAATTCAGGGGACGGACGTCTTCGTTTCTCTCGGAACGTTCAATAATTCCAACGATGGCATCCTATTCGCGAACAAGGAGGTCATGTTCAAGGGCCTCGGGGAAATCCTTCCTGTTTCTTTGTCGTTCCATCTCGGCGGCCCCGCCCAAGTATGGGACGGGAGCTGGGAGAACGACAACGCTTATTTCGCCATCGACCCCGGCATCCCCGAGACTGATTACGGAATAGTCGTAGGCGACAGGTTGGCCATCCAGAGCGATAAGGATGAAGTCGCATTTTCCGACCTAGCCAACCCGTCGAACTTCGACGTTTTGAACAAATTTACTTTCGGTAAGGGAGATGGCGACGACGTGGTCGGAATGGCCCCCGTCCCCGAAAACGCCGCCATCGTTTTTAAACGCCGATCAACTTGGGCTATCTCGGATTTGGAGCTTTTGCCGAATGCGGCCATAACTCAAGTGAGCGCCAACATCGGCTGCGTTTCCCGACATACCATTCAGAACATCGGTTCGGCCATATTCTTTCTTTCGGACAAGGGCGTTTATGCGTTCGACGTAGGCGTGGACGCAAGCAACACGCGAGGCGTTCTTACCCAGTTCGACCTGCGGTCCGAACCTTTATCGAAGCCAATCAACGACCAGATTCTAGCCGAGGATATGGACGAGGCCCAGACCTCCGCTCGCAGCGTCTACTTCGACAATCGCTACTATCTTGCTTTTAAAAACGGAACTGGCACAAAGATTTACATATTCAATTCGGAAATCGAGGCATGGGAAAGCCGGGACGAGTACGATTTTCTAATAAAGGACTTTGTTCGGGCCGCGCCAATACACGAAACAAAGGAGCGGCTCTACGCCGCGACGAATGACGGCAAGCTGATCCTACTGGAAGACGGCCAACTCGACGGGGCGGCCAAAGTAGCATGGACTTTGAACACTCGCCACTACGGCGGCGACAATCTGGACGTCGAAAGCTTCCGGCGAGGCAGCTTCGCCGGGGAAACTAAAGAGTCGAGCGTTGGCCTTACCGTCACTCTGAACGCCCGCGATCCCGATTCCACTTCATCTTTTACGCCGAGCATACCATCGACTGCCGACGAAAACTTTCTAACTCGATTCAGCCTGCGAACTCGGGGGCAGAGTCTTCAGTACCGCTTTACCGGCTCCGGCATGATGCAGCTCCGAGGAATGCGAGCCGAGCTGACGGATAGCTCGAATAATTTAACCACTAAATACGAATAGTCATGGCACTTTCAGCGAACAACACTCAGACATTTGCCAGCGGCGAACTAGTCACTGCCGCCAAGCTCAACGCAACGAAAATAATCCAGCTCGGAACGACTACGGAAAACAATGCGTTTACCGGCAGCGCCGGTCAAATAACGTATGATTCGACCCTGAAAGTTTTAGTCGCCCATGACGGCTCGACGGCTGGCGGCACTCCCATAGCTCGGCAAAACGCTTTCAACGTCAAGGATTACGGGGCAAAAGGCGATGACTCGACCGACGACACGGATTCATTTTCAGACTGTTTTGCGGCGGCGTTGGCTGCGGGAGGAGGAGAGATTTACATACCGAACGCGACTTACAAATTGGCTGCGGGGGCGGTCAGCGGGAAGCTTAGAGTACCGGGAAATTCGGTTGTAGTCGGAAACGGAAGCACTTTGAAAATCTACAACGGTTTTTTCAGAAGAGGGCTACTCGTGGACACAGTTAACAACGTTACGTTGCAAAATTTCACCATCGAACTCGCCGACACTCTGACTTCCGGCGGAGTTTCCTACTACGGTTTAGCCATTCAGGACAGTTCTAAAGTTCTAGTGGACAACGTAAAGGTTTACGATTCGACGTGGTCGAGTTCAGTGACTTCCGCGTACTCCCGATTTACCTATGGATTTTTAGTCAGCGAATCGACGGCAGAATCTCAAGCGGATGGGTCTTATACTCCCGGCACGGATGAGCGGCCATGCGACGACGTTACCTTTAGAAACTGCGTAGCCGACGGATGTTACCAATATGGCTTTGAAACTTTCCCCAAAGAAGCAAGCCGAGGCTTGTTGATCGAAAATTGTACGGCGGTGAACGTCGGGAACGACAACGGCGCGGCCTTGGACCCAGCTGGCTTTAAGGTCGGCCAATGTTACGATGGCGCTATCGTTCGCGGCAATTTAGCAAAGGATTGTTGGCACGGACTTATCGCGGCCAACTGGTCGAATCTGGAAATGAGCAACAATTCAGTCGTCGAATTTCTGGAGGGGGGAATCGTATTGGCGGCAAACGACCATTCCTATTTTACCGACCACGGCATGGCCCAGCAATTTACTCGACGGTTTTGCCGAATCGCCAACAACCAGATTCAAAGACTGACCGCGCCGGGGGCGAGGACTGAACAGGGGATTGGCTTCTTCAACCCAACATTCACCGACAACGGACCCATCATCATTGACGGCAACTCGATTAAAGTGCCTACCGCCGTCGATTCTCAGGCGGAGGCAAATGGCATAACTATAGACGCCGCCGCCGCCGTGCCCGGAATAGTAATTCGGAACAACTACGTGGAGGGAGGGATGCCGCTTTATCTCTACGACTCCACCTTTTTGCTCGCCTCTCCAATAATCGACGGGAATTATTTCGAGAACACGGACGTGAGCGAAGATTACCGGAGTTGCTACGTCCACGCTACGTCCGCCTTAATCCGAAACAACGTTTTCGTCGGCCAGACTCGTTACGGCATTCGCGTTAAAGGAACGGGATCGCGCTTAATCGGCAACTCGTTCCTTAATGGCGATTCGGCAAGTGTCGGCGATTATTCGGTAATCCTCGTCGAAGATGATGCGGCAAATGATTATTACGTCCTGAACAACACAGTGGCGGGAGGAAACATCGACCAATTCCTTAATTCGTCGGACGGCACTCCAAACGTTTATTCGATGGGGAACCTTTTCGACTCTAACTTAAAATATTATGCATCGACGTCTACGGCCATGAGTGATGGGGCTGCCTTATGTTTAGGAGGGGGGAGCGCTAGTAATCCCGGATACGGGTCTAAAATATTTACGGGCAGCGCAGCTCCAACCGGAGGCACGTACCGCATAGGCGACATGGTTTTTGATACTTCGCCGTCAGCAGGTGGAACAATCGGTTGGGTTTGCACGGTCGGCGGAACGCCGGGTACTTGGAAAACGTTTGGGTCAATCGCGTCATAAAATGGGCCACATAAAAACAGACCTACTGACTAAGCTAAAGGGCTACGCCCCCTTCGAGCAGATTGCCCTGCTTTACGAGGACAGGAGGAAATTCTTCGCCGAGCTGAACAACTATCTGGTCGGCGGCTTAGTCGTATCCTCGCCCAAGCTGTTTATG